CCGTAATCGACGCTTTTTTCGCTGCCGATATTGGTGGTACTATTTCCCCCGGACCGGGTGTGGTCTCTCTTGGCCACAGCCCCCGTCTTCCGCGTATTGTAGGTGGTCCATCATATAGCTCTCCAAGTAGGACCGTCCTATCTCCCAGGCTTGGTCTGTGATTCAGAATTATGATAGGTTCTGCCTATTGTTGTCCACTGAAGCGTGGAACATTACCGTGAAACGCCTAACACATTGAAGCAAACATTTAACACATGATTCAGAGCAGTTGCATTTTAGCCACTCCTTATGTTATAATGTGCAAATGACAGCTTTAACTGAATATGACCTCAAATCCCAGGCGGCATTAAAGGCAAGAGAACTTAGGTTGGAGAGAGAATTATTAAATACCCCTGTAGCCATGGCTCAGAGAGTCCATTGTGCTCTTATTAAAGATTTGCAGTTAAATGCCCCTTGGCTTATTCCGCTCATAACCAGAAGGTAAAACTTGACAGACCCAGAACTTATTAAGCGCAACCAAGCCAACGGTTGGGATGACTTAACTGCCGTTCAAAAGGCTTTTGCATATTCATTCTTGGTTACTTATGACCATCGTAACGCAGCTGTTGAAGCTGGCCAGGACGCTTCCCAAGGTCTCAAAATGTTGAGACACCCTCTCACAGCAGCCTTTATAAACGCAGAACAGCAGCATCAAGCTTCAGTTGGATATATAACCAAAGAATACGTTATGGTTCAATACATGAATCTTATGCCCATGTTGATGGGAGAAGTTGCCGTCCCACTGGGCGCAGACAAAGACGGAGAACAGGTCACAGCTCGCAAATTTGATGCAGCTAACATGAAAGGCGTATTGAGCGAAATGTCCAAGTTTATTGAAGAATACTCCCCGGAACAGGACACCCCGGTCAATAACATTACATTTCATGTGGTTGAGGCCAAAACCCGTGAATCTTGATTTTACTGTGACCAACCCCCAATTGGATTTTCATAACCTTGCTTGCAAATATCCTGCCTTCATTGGTGGGTTTGGTTCAGGCAAAACCGAAGTCCTGGCCCAACGCGCAATTGCTGATAAACTTATGTGTCCCAAGGGGCCAGTTGCCTGTTATGAGCCCACTTATGATCTCGTTCGACTCATCCTGGCCCCACGGCTGGAGGAGAAGCTTGACGAATACAAGATTCAATACACTTATAACAAGTCCGAAAATATCATCTACACTAAAAAGTATGGTCAATTTATATTGAGGACTCTAGACAACCCGGCTCGCATAGTAGGCTATGAGTCCTTCAGAAGTCATGTGGACGAGATAGACACTTTAAGACACAAACACGCAGAAGCAGTATGGCAAAAAATAATTGCCCGTAACCGTTTTAAGGCAGAGGGCCTACCAAACCAAGTATCAGCATACACGACCCCGGAAGGATTCAACTTTGCCTACGACAGGTGGGAAAAGAACCCAGGCCCGGATTATAAATATATCCGAGTATCAACTCGTGCCAACCCATTTTTGCCAGATGATTATATTCAAGGTTTAATGGATAGTTATCCTCCCAATCTGGTTGAAGCATATATCGAAGGAAAGTTTGTTAACCTGACCACTGGCTCAGTTTATGATTCGTTTGACCGGGTTGAACATCACACTCCAGCTGAATGGGACCGAACATCGGCCGAGCCAGTACATATTGGTATGGACTTTAACGTGGGAAATATGTCTGCAGTTATTCATGTTATCCGGGTAGGCCAGGCTTTAGCAGTGGGTGAGATAACCAAAGTATTAGACACCCCGGCCATGATCAGAACTATTAAAGAAAGGTATGCCGGGTCGTCTATCATAATTTACCCGGACGCTAGTGGTAACAGCCGCAAATCAAACAACGCCAGCGAATCAGACATCTCTCTATTGAAGCAAGCAAATTTCAAAGTAGACGCGCCCAAGGCCAACCCTTTTGTTCGTGACCGGGTTATTTCCATGAATAGTGCGTTTGTATCTGGTAAATACTTAGTTAATGTTGAGCGATGTCCGGAATATTCATTGTGCTTGGAACAGCAAACATACACAGATAACGGAGACCCGGACAAGAGCTCCGGGCACGACCACTTGCCAGATTCTGGTGGGTACTTTATCCACAGGAAATATCCTGTGGTAAATAGAAAACCTCAAATAGCCAAAGTGGTGGGAATTTAAAATGGGCATAGAAAGCAAACACCCTCGTTACAAAGAAAAAGAAGTCCAATGGGCCAGATGCCGGGACGCCTATGATGGTGAAGACGCCATTAAGGAAAAGAGAACCGAATATCTTCCCAAACTATCAAAGCAAAGCGATGCTTCATATGCAGCATACATGAAGCGAGCGAGCTTTTATAACACTGTTAAAAGAACCGTTCACGGTTTAGCCGGGGCAGTGATGCGGATTGACCCCATTATTGAGGGCGTCCCGGAAGATTGGGAAATGGACATTACAACCACTGGTATGAGCATTAACGACTTCATATATTACATGTTGACCGAGCAACTATTGACTGGTCGTCAAGGTGTGTTGGTGGAGCATGATGGGTCCAGGCCTTATTTAGTGGGTTATCCGACTGAGCAAATGACAAACTGGCTCGATGATAGAAATGTTCTGATGGAGCAGTATCGAAAAATCGACCCCAACGATATGTATGATTCAACATACGAGACCCAGTATCGGGAGTTATTGGTTGAGGAAAGTGTGTATACAGTGAGGATTTGGCGCAAATCAAAAGGCGAATGGAATGTTTACGATGAAATATTCCCTAGCAACCGGGGGAGAGGCCTGGAGTCTATACCCTTTGTACCCCTATCCGTTGACGGGTTCCACATGAATCCAAAATCGCCTCCTTTGCTTAACTTGGCAGACATGAATCTATCTCACTATCGCACATCTGCAGACCTTGAGCATGGTCGGCATTTTACGGCATTGCCAACACCCTATGTAACCGGGGTTGATGCAGAGTCCGAACTATCTATAGGCGCAGAGTCGGCCTGGGTTTTGCCGGATTCCTCTTCCAAGGCCGGGTATCTTGAATTTAGCGGCAACGGTTTAGCGGCACTGGACACAGCGATGGAGCAGAAACGGTCTATGATGGCGAGTCTAGGGGCACAACTCCTAGAGGGCCAGAAAAATGGCGTTGAGGCTACTGAAACCGTAAAGCTTCGCCAGAATTCCGAGGCGTCCGTCTTGATGCGAGCTGTGAAGACAGTGGAAGAAGGTTTGAATAAATCTTTGGCTATTATGTCGGAATGGTCCGGTACGCCCGAAATGAAAATCAGACTGAATACCGATTTTGCAGACAGCGTGATTGGTTCTCAGGAAATGGTATCTCTTATGGGATTATGGCAATCTGGTGCTATCAGCCACGAGTCTTTATTGTACAATATGAAGCGCGGTGAGATTCTACCCCCTGACATCAGCGTTGAGGAAGAGAGAGACCGTATAGACGTCCAAACGGGTTTACCTGATATGGTAACAGACGAGGCCTAATCATGGCAACTGTCAACGATAAAGTATTGGACGCAATAACGGGACACTCAGTTGATTTGACGCGTTTGGAGGCATCTCTGCAAGCAGACGTATTGAAGGAGCTTAAGGTGCTTGAAAAAGACCTTATTAAAAAGCTCAAGAATGCTAACCTTGAAGCCAACTCTATTCCGCTCAAGCGCAAACGAATGCAAGCTCTATTAGCGCAAACCAAGAAGACTATCAAAGAGGCTTATGTCAAGATAGACGCAAAAGAAGCCACCAACATGGCTAGCGTGGCCGGGATTGCTGAAACCCAAGCGGTGGCAGCTATAAACGGGTCTATTAAAGCAAAAGTCCTGAGTGTTGGAATGTCAGACCAGATGTTGGGGTCCATTGCTTCAAATACCCTTATACAAGGTGCTCCTAGCCGGGAATGGTGGAGTGGCCAAGCAACCTCTCTTCAGAGCGGATTTAAGAATATCATACGGCAATCTATGCTAGCAGGTGAAACCACCAGCAACATAGTAAACTTAGTGAGAGGGACCGAGGCCCTCAGGTTTAAAGATGGCCTGATGCAAACTGCTAGAAATAAAGCAGAAGCTCTTGTTAGAACGTCCGTCCAAGTGGTGGCCAACGAAGCCAGGATTGGGACATATGAAAGCAACCGTGACGTGGTAAAATATATTGAGTGGGTATCAACCCTGGACTCTAGGACTAGCTCTACCTGCCAAGTATTGGACGGCAAAAAGTGGGCTGTGGGTACGTTCAAGCCTATAGGCCCCAATAGTCAGAATTTTCCCGGTCCCACAGCTCATTGGAATTGCCGCTCAACCCAAGTCCCAGTTCTAAAATCTTGGAAAGAGCTTGGCTCCAAGCGCAAATTTGATGAAATACCAGCTTCCACCCGGTCTAGCATGGACGGTCAAGTAAGCTCGAAAATAAGTTACGAAGATTGGCTTAAATCCAAGGGCCAGGAATTCCAAAAGGAAGTCCTGGGGCCGGGAAAATTCGAACTTTGGAAAGCCGGGAAAATTGGATTTAAAGATCTGACCAACTCAGCTGGAAACCCCCTCACTGTTAGCCAACTCCAATTGAAGTATGATGATAAGCCCAAGCCCAAAAAGCCAGCCAAAATTAAAATATTAAATGAAAAAGGTACAACGGCTAGTAATGCAGGAATTCCCGAATATATTGAACTGATAAGTAAAGTCCAAGGTGCATCCGGCCGTGTATCTTTAGAAAATGAGTTATTAACTAGAAGTATGATTCAAGCGACATCTAGGTACACTGGTGGCACTTATAAAGACATTAACGACCACCTCAGGCATGGGCAAAGTTTACGTGAGTTTGATTTGGGGGGCATTAAAAGCATGGACGATATGTTTGCAGTTCTTCCCCGCACACAAAGACCCATGAAGCTATTCAGGTCCAGGCAGTCCGATAAAATGCATAAAATAGGCGATGTTTTAACGGATAAGGGTTTTGGCTCAACTTCTACTAATGCCACGAACGACACATTTGGATTGTATGATTATGAAATTACCATCCCCACCGGGTCCAACGTTGGCTTTATTGCGAGCTCGTCCCAATTCAAGGGGGAATTAGAGGTTTTATTGAACAGGGGGTACAGGATGACTGTAACCAAGATTACCAAGAATGGTAGGGGCTCACTGGGTAAGACGTACCACACAACATTAGAACTAGAATAGTATTTTATCGGCCCCGGTGGGGCACAACTAAAGAACCGGAGGTTCAAAATGGCTTTACAAGCTACAGTAACAGAAATAGACAGTGTGCCTGAGGCACTTCGTTCAGCTTATGTCGAAAAAGACGGTGCGTTCCATTTAGATGTGGATGGCATGGTAGACAAATCAAAACTGGATGATTTTCGCTCCAACAACGTTAAATTGCTGAAGGACATTGAGACCCTCCAAGGCAAATATAAAGACGTGGACGTGGACCAATATGCCGCTTTCATTAAAGCTCAAACTGACGGCAGTGACCAGAAATTACTTGATGAAGGCAAAGTCGAAGAATTGCTAGAAGAGCGCACCAAAAGAATGAGGGAAGCTCACAACAGTGAAATTGAAAAGGTCCAGGGCGAAAACGACACCCACAGACGGCAACTTGAGGGTTTGATGATAGATGCCTCTGTCCGTGATAGCGCAACCAAGCAGGGTGTGGCTTCCACAGCAATGGATGACGTGATACTTAGGGCCAAGACAGTCTTTCAATTGAAAAACG